AATCTCGCCCTGAGCCACATCGGAGACTCGGCCAACATATCGAGCATCTCTCCGCCCGATGGATCGGCGCAGGCTGGCTACTGCGCCATCTTCTACCCGATTGCGTGCGCCTCTGCCTTCGAGATGGCTTCCTGGGGATTCACCACCTGCCGCGGCACTCTGGCCGCGGTGAACAATCCCAGCACGACCTGGCTGTACGCCTACGCCGTGCCCAGCGGCATGATCCATGCGCTGGCCGTGCTGCCTTCAGATGCGCTCGACGACTATACCGAGAACTGGGCCCAGCAGCAGCCCTCGCTTTATCCAGAGCCGAACTACTCAAATCCGGCTGCCAATTTCTACACGCCGCAGCCCTTCGCCACGGAGATCGTAGCCGACGGCAGCATGATCATCCTGACCAACGTGGCCAGCGCCGTGTTGCGCTACACGCGGGCGGCCAGTGATCCCACGCAATTTCCCGCGCTCTTCGTGATGGCGCTCTCCTACCTGCTGGCCTCGATGCTGGCCGGCCCCATCCTCAAGGGCGATGCCGGTTCGGCAAAGTCGAAGGAGATGCTGGGATTGTCTCAGGTGTATATGGCGCAGGCCGAAGGCTCGGACGCGGACGAGCGGCGCATCGTCTTACAGCAGTCCGTGCCCTGGATGGCGAGGCGATAGCTGATGGCGAATATGCGGGTCTTCAAACCTTCCTTCGGGGGCGGCGAGTTGAGTCCGGAGATGTTCGGGCGCATCGACGACGCCAAGTTCCAGAACGGCGCGGCCTCCATTCAAAACTTCATCACCACCCCGCTGGGTCCGGCAGAGAAGCGGCCAGGCTTTGAGTATGTCAACACGACCAAAAACAACGGCGCGGCGCGCCTGATTCCTTTCGTCTACTCGGCCACCCAGACCATGGTCGTCGAGATGGGCGCCGGGTATTTCCGCTTCCACACGAACGGGGAAACCCTTCTCGCCGGGACACCCAACGCGTTTGTCTTGCCATCGACCGTCACGTTATCCAACATCATCCCCTGCGTGGTGACTCTCCCGAACCATGGCCTGACGGCTGGCGATCTGGTCGCGTTCTCGGTGAGCACGGGTGGGGCTCTCCCTACCGGCATTACCGCCGGAACTCCCTATTACCCCTCCGTGATCGACGCCAACACCTTCAACATCAAAGCCACCCCAGGCGGTACGCTGATCGCCACCAGCGGGTCATCCTCGGGAACGATCTCTGTCACGAGCTATGCGCATCTTGGAAATTGCCCGGTCACCTTGACGATTGCGGCTCCATGCGCAATTAGCGGAAATATACTAAGTGTTGATGCGCTCATGCTTTCAGTGAGCAGCGGGGGCACCTTGCCGACGGGCATCAACGCGGCAAGTCTTTATTATGTGCTTCCGATTACATGGCACGGTTTATTGATCGGTTGCAGTTTGTCTTTGACTCCAAATGGCGCTCCGGTTAATACCAGCGGCACCCAGTCGGGGACCATCACAGCACAAAGATACTCGATGAAAGCCCCCGCAGTGGTGACGTTGACCACTAGCCCCGCCGCTGTCGTCACATGGCCAAGCCACAGCCTTTCCACCGGGAATACCGTGGCTTTCGAGGTCAGCGCCGGAGGGACTCTTCCAACCGGCATCACAGCCGACACGCCCTATTTCATCACGGTTATCGACGCCAACACCTTCAGCATCTCGGCCACCAGTGGAGGGGCTTTAGTCGGCATCGGAGGGACAACCTCGGGCACCATCACCGGCATCCGTTATTACAATGTCGGGGAGCTGGTCACATTTCAAGGAACCGTGTACTACGCCGCTTCGGTCAGTATCAGCGTGATTCCGGGCGGCTCCAGCGCCTGGTATGCGCTGCCGAGCACGGCTCTCGAAGTTCCCACGCCCTATGCCGCCTCCGACCTGTTCGGCATCCACTACGTGCAGAGCAATGACATCCTCACGGTAGTGCATCCCAACTACCCTCCAATGGAGCTTCGGCGTCTCGGCGCGACTCAGTGGGCGCTCGTCCCCATCGTCTTTGGGCCAGCCCTTGCCGCTCCCGCGGGGGTTGCGATCACAGCCAGCCCCGGCTATCTGTGCCAGATTGCCTCTATCGTGGACGGAACCGATACCGGCGGCGACGAGGCCGCGATCATCACCACGGTGGCCGCCCACACGCTGGCCACTGGCGATGGAATCTATATCGAGAACCTGACGGCCACCATCAGTGGTCAGCCAACGGTGCTCGATGGCTTTTATCTCGTCAACGATGTCCCGGTGAACAGCAACGGAACCCTCAAAGAGCACATTTTGTCGGTAATGGACTATAGCGGCAACATCCTCCAGTGCACGAGCTGGACCGCTCACACCGCCGCGACCATACAGTATGGCTCGAAGATCTTCAACATCATTAACAATTACGTGGTGACGGCTGTCTTGTCGGACGGAATCCAGCAAAGCGCTATCTCCGCCGAGGTCTCGGTGCTCAACAACCTCAACGTCACCGGGAGCTTCAACACCATCACCTGGTCAGCGGTTCCGGGGGCCTACCGCTACTACATCTACAAGATGCTGAACGGCCTTTATGGCTACATCGGGGAGACGACACCGGACACCCTTACCTTCAACGACAACAATATCGCTCCCGACATGAGCACCACCCCGACCCTCTCCGATCCCGTCTTCAACTCGGCCGGGAACTATCCGGGCGCGGTCTCCTATTACCAGCAGCGGCGCTGCTTCGGGGGAACTCTCAACCAGCCGGCTAATTTCTGGATGACCAAGAGCGGAACCGAAAGCGACATGAGCTATTCGCTGCCGGTCGAGGACTCCGACCGCGTGGCTATTGGAATCGCGGTGCGCGAGATGACGATCATTCAGCACATCGTGCCGCTTCTCCAGCTCCTGCTGCTCTCCAGTTCGTCCGAACTGAGCGTCAGCCCGATCAACACCGACGTCATCACGCCTTCGACCATCGACGCGCGGCCACAGTCTTATATCGGAGCATCGGACGTGCAGCCTACCATCATCAACAATTCCCTGGTCTACTGCGCCAACCGCGGCGGCCATGTGCGCGAGATGGGCTACCAGTGGCAGATCGGCGGCTACGTCACCGGCGACGTCTCCCTGCGCGCCGCTCACCTCTTCGACAACCTGACCATCGCCGACCAGGCCTTCATGAAATGCCCCTGGCAGGTGGTGTGGTTCGTCAGTTCGAACGGTGGCCTGCTGGGCCTGACCTACATCCCCGAGGAGGGAGTCGGCGCGTGGCACCATCATGTGACCGCTGGCTCCTTTCTGAGCACTACCTGTGTGGCTGAGGGCGCTGAAGACCGCCTCTATGCGATCATCCAGCGCACGGTAAACGGCGCGACCGTGAATTACATCGAGCGCATGAGGCCCCGCAACTTCGGCACGATCGAGAACGCCTTCTTCGTGGACGCGGGGGCGACTTTCGACGGGACCAACACCACCGCGACCACGGTTTACGTGGTGCTCGCCGATCCCGTGAACGGCATCTACAGCGTCACCTCTTCAGCGCCCATCTTCGCCTACCCGGCGACGACCGACCTGGGCTCCGTGGTCGTCCTCACCGGCCCGGATGGCACGGAATACCGGCTGACGATCACCAGCGAGTCCTCGACGGCCGCGGCGAGCGCACTGGCCGACAACCCGATCCCGGCCAACGTGCTCTCGTCGCCGACCACCACCTGGGCCTGGGCGCGCAGCACGATCAACGGCCTGACCTGGCTCGAAGGCCAGACGGTCTCCATCCTCGCTGATGGCTGCGTGCAGCCACAGCGGACGGTCACCAGCGGCTCGGTGAGCATCCAGCGCCCCTCGGTGCTGGTGACGATTGGAATACCGTACACGTCGCAAATCGACACGCTGCCGCTGGTGTTGCAGATCGACGGCAACGGCCAGGGGCGCATGAAGAACATCAACAAGGCCTGGGTGAGGGTGCAGGCGTCCAGCTCGATCTTCGCCGGCCCCTCGCCGAACAATCTGGTGCAGTACAAGCAGCGCACAACGGAGGGTTACGGCTCGCCTCCCAACCTGGTGACGGATGAGGTCGAGATTCTCCTTCCGGCAAGCTGGCAGTCTTCGGGCCAGATTTACGTGCAACACACCGACCCGCTGCCTCTGACGGTGGTGGGCCTCACTCTGGAAGCAGCGATAGGCGGCTAACGATGGATGGAATGTATTCGCTCCTGACGAACAGTTGGGACGACGTGAAGAAGTTCTTCAACCCGCAGATTCCGGGGTCCAGTTCCAGCGTCGTCGGCCCGCAATACGATCA